AAGTTCTACTCACGTCGCATCACCGTCACTTTCTTGTTCCATGCAGTCGGTACAAGACTGTCGATGCCCTCAAGCGGTACACCAAACGTCTGCCAGTCTAATCCAAAGAACGTGACCCACTGGTCTTCCCAGTTGTTTGTGTCCCCTTTCGGTATGCCTAACGTGTACACAGCTTTTTTCCCGTACAGATTGTCTGCATCGAGAATCTCTTCAGACGTTGACGGTGCAACGAGTACATTGTCAACACTGATGCCGTCACCGTATGTTATTTCAGCCTCACCGATGGAGTTTGTTGTCATTGCGATTTTTGGATGTATAACAACCGTCACGCCTCTCATAACTGGCCTCCAGTCTGCACGAGTTCTTCTGTCGGACTGTATGATCCGATTCTATTACCGACACCCAACATTGTTTTGTCTGCTTTGGAAACATACAAGTCCCCAAAACTGCCACCACTACCGATTGTCCAGCTTTGCGCATATCCAAGTGCTGATACAGAACCTTGCGTCGCCCCCATCGGAACACCTACGTCCTGACCGTCACCCAACGCCCTGACAACCATTCTGCAAGAAACAACGCCCTTGACTTCGGTTGTCGCAGTTGTGTTGTACGAGTCAATCAGAACCGCAGCGTCTTCGAGAAGCGTCGATGCTACCGACTGTTCGTCAGACGAAAGTGTACGGAGCATACGGTCTTGTACGTCTTGTACTGTTGCGTAAGCCATTAGTTCCCTCCAAAAATAGAGGGCAGCCGTGCTTGACTGCCCTTATTGTTATGCGCTTGCTGCTGTTGCTGTGGTTGTGAGTACGTTGAAGCAAGAAGTGTCAGCAACAAAGCCGACTTCGATTTCTGCTCTTACTGCGAACATATTCTGCTGGAACAGATTGATTGTGGTTGTGCTTCCGGATTCTCCAGCAACCAGTGTTGCGTCTGCACTGTAATCAATCTTGACACCCTCAACTGTGCCGTACAGAGCCTGTGTCCAGTCACCCGCAACACCTACTGCATTAGTGCTGTCACCAGCAGCATACATACCCTTTGACATGACTGTCGGTGCGCCCAGGATGTAAGGAACTGCGCCCTCTGCTACGCTGTTGATGAACAGTGGTCTTTCGTTTCCATCTACTGCTGCGAGCAGTGTTGCTTTTGCCTGTGGTGAAAGTGCGAATCCGTTCAGGATACCGCCATTGTCTGCGATGTCTGCGTCTGCTGCAACCAGTCCAGCATAAGCGTCAGCCGTGATGTCCTGAGTTTCGCAGTTTGCAAATGTGTCGAAGTTGCTACCTGGAGCTGCACCAGCAAGTACAGTCTGATCGAACTGCTTTGCGAGTGCCAGTGGCAGTCTTCTTACGAGCTGGTCATACAGAGAAGCAGCGTCACGTCTGAACTCGTTAGAGAACGGAACGATGACGGCCAGCTTGTATGCTGACATGACTTTCTTTGACAGTCCAGGATTGGACACTGGCTTTACGCCTGTTTCTGATACCCATTCTGCAACTGGGTCTGATGTGATGACTGGGATCTCTACGCCTCTGCCTGGCAGTGCGATCTGACGAGCCAGTCTCATGATTGCGGACTCTTCCTGAGTCTTCTGAAGAATTTCAGCAGAGATTTCTGCTGGCAGTACAATGTTACTTCTGTTTGTTGGAACGCCTGTTGCCATTTTGTTTCCTCCTAATTATTCTTGTGAATTGAGCCAGTCTGCAAACTGGTCTCTTGTTTCTTTCTTGACATTGATTTGCGGATCGCTCCCGTCTTTGACTGACGGGTATGCGGCTGGTGCGGTCTTGGCCGTATATTCAGATATTGCTTTTGCCTGTGCCTCACATTCTTCAGCCGTGCTGCCCGTAAGCAATGACGCTGGAACGCCCGTGTTCTGTGATACCTCTTCCCGCAACTGTCTAACCTTGTCCGCTTCTTTCATGCCGTTCAGTTCCGCTTCTAACGAATTGGCTCTGTCAATGGCTTTCTGAAGCTCTGACTTGTTCGCCTCTTCTGCCTCATCAAACTTCGCTGCCTTTGCTTTCAGTTCTTCATAATCTGAATACTTTGACAGTCTGTTCGTGACGATTCTGTTTACCTCGTCTTGCGTGAACGTCTTCTCGGTCGCGTTCAGAGTAGTTGTAACGTCCTGATTTGTGTTGATGTCAGTCATCTTTTTTACCTCCTAAAGTACCTCGTTTCATGGCACGAGTTGCCATAATAAAAAAACAGCTCCGGAGTGAACTGTTGTGAACTATAGTTTTTCTTTTTTATACGTAAGACCATAATTACCAGCATTTTGTGATAACCATTTTTCAAGTCTTTCGTTTATAAATGATTCTTTGTCTTGTTGTCTTAACTCTCCTCTTCGTATTTTTTCATTGGCAGTATTATTTGCCTTTCGTCTCGCTTGCGAGTAGAATGTTAAGAATTTGCGTCTGTTCTCAACTGGCACATTATCATTTAACAAAACATGAATATTGCCAACCGATGTAACGGCTCTCATTTGCTTGAGATTTCCTTTGACCAGTCCGTTTAGCACATCGTTATCTGAAAACACCACATCAAGCGGATGATTATGTGTAAATACGCCACTATCCATTTTTTCAAGGACACCAGCGTCCCCCACAACATGATGCTCTACACCATCCAGTCTAATTTGTTCACCAGCGTCAGTGATTAATAATCCACTTTCTGTATTATCCTTAAAATGTTCTCGTTCAAACTTATTCAGCACTTTACTGACGTTGAACTCCTCAGCCACCGACCCAGTGCCAACGGTTGCCTTGTTCTCCGCATAGAACTGTCTGCGCATGGTGTTTAGTTTTTCTTGCCATGTACCACCATCCGCATTGTTATACATATCCAAATACTGTTGCGGATCATATCCCTCTACGGTCAGATCATCACCAAACCGCACCGCATAAGTGCAATCACAATTTGCGTGTATGTGTTCCGCATGTCCGTTCTTCAGTGCCTTTTTGGATATTTTCTGCCACCCATTCGACGCAAGCATGATACAGAACGCACAAGTGTCACCCCGTGGCACCCATGCGAAGTACGCACCATCACGCAACGCATTTTGCAGTGTTGTGTCTGCTCCCGTCCTTTTGACAAGCCTACTGACCGCAGACGGCACAATGTCGGCACTCTGTTTCACCGTTCCGTTTACCGTCTTTGCGACTTCTCCATAGCTTGCTGTTGGTGCGGGTACCGCTGGTGGTACGGCTTTCTTTGATAAAGTTGCAACCGCATCGTACATCTCGCAAGCAGCCGCAGCAGACCCCTCGCCATACTTCGTTGCGACCCCGTAAGCATAATCAATCAGTGCCTGACGGTCATTTGGACTCAAGTTTTCCAAATTCCCATTGAACCGCTTTGTGATGTATTGAATCATGTCCTCGGCAGCCTTGTTATTCAGTTCTCGCAGAACCGATATGTACCGATTCCATGTTTTGTCCGTTATTCTCATTCTTCTATTTCAAGACCCTCTAATACATTGAGTCCCCGTGCCAACTGTTCCTGTGCCTTGATTCTGCGGATGTCCGCTGGACCGAAACCAATCATTTCAAGGAACGTGTCTGTCTGTGCGAAACCCTGACGGGCCGCTGCGATCTTGATGGCTGCGTCTGCCGTTACCGCAACAGACGGCATTGCTGGATTCTTGAAGTGTGCGACTACATTGAGTTGTTCTTCAGGCAATCCGTTAAGCGGTACACCATTTATTATTGCAAGTGCCATCAACGCAATCGTCCGCAGTGCGTCACCGTTCGACTCATTGAGCTGCTCTGCCATATTGACCAGCGTCTGTGACTGTGCCAGTATCGCATCGGAACTTGTTGGGTTTGCATCATTGACAACGCCCGTATCGGTTACCGTCAGACCCGTCGCAGCACTGAACTGTGTTGCCAACATTCGGAGCATATCAACGTGAGGCGTAATGTTTCCCTGTTGCAACTGACCGAATGACGGCTTTTCACCCGTTTCCGGATTCGTTGTCGATGCAATGATTGAACCTACGTACTGTCTGAATTTCTGATTTACAACCGCGTCAAACTGGTCATCCGTGATGCCGAGTAAGTATTTCTGTGGTGAAGTGCTGAACTCAAGACCAATCGTCGCGTTGGCAACCGTTCTGACGTAGCTCTGAATCAACCGACGAATCGGTTCTTTGATCCGTGACTGTCCGAACGGCTTTGATGCAGTTGGATTGAAAATCAGCGGTTCCATCAACGGTCTGCCCATGATGTGCGTGTTCTTTGTCGCAGTCCATACGGTATCGTTGCGTTCCAGTACCCATATCGCGTCATCCGTGTACATATTCATCAGCGACGGCATCCACAGTTCATCATTACTCGGCGCAGTTCCGATGATTGCAAGGCCGTATGCGATTCGGCCCTTTTCGCTGTCCCATACGGCACACGCTGTCTTGGCAGAATGAAACCGTATCTTGCATCCGATTTCTTTATCAGCAGACAATGTTGCAAACGAACAGCCGATTTTCAGTTCTTCTCGACACGCTTTCGGATATTCCGCAACAAGGTTGTTATCTCTGACAACGCTTTCGAGCTGGTCAATCTCTTCACCGTTCAGACCAACGAACCCATCAAACATCGAACGCCCCGCAAGTACATCAACTGTCTTTGCGCCCCAGGAGCATCCGATTTCAAGTTTTGCCATATTTTCAGGCAAAGCGATGCCGAGATTGACTTCACCGAGCGGAACGTGTCCCTCGTAATATCTGTCTTTTACTTCGTTCTTTGACTGCGTATTTGCGAATACGTCCAGCAATTTTTGTAGTCTGTACTGGTTCTCCTCGTCCAGTCCTCGTACCTGTGCTGGTGAAAGTAATATTTCCATTTGTCTCCTACCCTATTCTCATAGTTTTCGACGGGTCGCGTTTGCTATAAGTCGCGCCCCATAAAGCAAGAGCAGCGGCCTCGATTGGGATTGAATTTTCACCCCCAAATGCAAAACCACCGCCAAGTTTTCTCTTTGTGCTGGTCACGGCACTGTCGCGCAATACTTCTTGCCCCTCGTACCATGTCAGCGTTTTTTCATTTATTGCGTCGGTCAGTGTTCCGACCGCTGCGATCACTTCTTTGACTCCTGGTCTTATAACAGACCCTTTCATGCGCCATACTGGTGCGATCTTATCAACCAGTACATCGACGCCGTTGCGCCCGTCTATCACAACGCAACACGCCTTGTCATATCTTTCGTTCAACCAGTCTGCCAACCATCCGAGCCCGTGACC